TTTTAACTTCTTGGATGATGCTTAGATAATGGATCACACAGAGGCAATTGTTGAAATTAAAAACGTTATAAATCCTTTTTTTATAAAAAAAATTATACCTTTTATAAAAAATAAATCCAAAAATAATCTTACAGTAAAATCGGGTTTAAATAAAAACATTAGAAATGTTAAAGGCTATCATTTAAGTTTTAATAACCCTACAGATATTTTTTATTGGAATTTTATAAAAAAAGAAATAGAAAGACTTTATTCTTTTTATAAAGTAAAATTTCCTAAAATGATAAGTTCTAAAATTAATCAAATAGATTTGTTAAAATACACATCTGGTGGTAAATATGAAATTCATACTGATCATTATACTATTTCTCCACGACATTTAAGTATTATAATAAATTTAAATGATGAATACGAAGGAGGAGATTTAATTTTTACAGATCAAAAAAAAAACGAAATTAAGAGACTAAAACTTGGAAAAGGATCAATTGTATTTTTTCCAAGTAATTTTATGTATCCACACGGTATTGAACCTATTACAAAAGGAACAAGGTATAGTATAGTTGCATGGCTTCAATAAATTATAAATTAATTAAAAACTTTTTTTCAAAAGAAGAATTAAATATTTATCAAAAGTATTGTTACAATAAGGTAGATGAAAGTCAAGATTATAGCTTAGATGACCAATCTTTTTCCCCTGCATGGTATAACGATCCTTTAATGAATTCCTTACTTGATATAAAATTATCCACAGTTGAAAAAGAATCTAATTTAAAATTATTCCATACTTATGCATATTGGAGATATTATGTTTTTGGTGGAATGTTAAAAAAACATACTGATCGACCAGCGTGTGAAATATCAGTTACAGCTTGTATAAAAAAATATGATGACTGGCCAATCATAATTGAAGGTACATCTTTTGAACTTGTTGAAGGCGATGCAATTCTATATGCAGGTTGTGATCAAAAACATTGGCGACCTGGTGTATATAAAGGTAAAGGAATGGCTCAAGTTTTTTTACATTATGTAAATCAAAATGGTCCTAATAAAGATCATGCATATGATCAAATAAATAAAAATAAATTTTAAGAAGAGTAAGATGTAGGTCTTGCACCTAGTCTAGCAATTTTATCGTCAGCAGTTTCACCTTCAACATTATCATTGTCCCAATTAGATTGTAATTTAGTTAAATGAACTGAATCCCATCTAGTAGTAAAATCTGAAAAATCACCTAAGTTGGCATCATTCCAAGTAGAGTGTGGAGTTTCATCTCTGTATTCCACTGTATCACTAGGATTTGCTGTTCCATATTGAATAGCCCATATGTTAGACCATTTAGCTAATCCCCAAAAATTATTATCTTCAATAACATAACTTGTTCCAGCAGCATCGCTACTTTGTTTAATAATTAATTTGTCTTCAAATACTACTGTCCATTGTGCATTAGTCGCCATATTATCTCCTAAGTTTTAATAATATAAATAATTGTTAAATAAGGTTGAAGAACCGAAGTTGCATCACCTGCAAAGTTTGCACTCATATTATGTAAGTGACCGGAACCACTTCCTGCGCCACCTGTACTTGAAGGTGAGAAATATCGAGCACTAGGTGGATCAGAAAATGAACCGAACGAGTTAGGAGAATTTCCACCTCCAGGGTGACTGTGTGAAGCAAGTTGTGCTGTTGATAAAGTTGCATTAGCTGTTGAACCTGCAACGTTTCCAGTTGAAGACACAGTATTTGCTCCACCTGTTGAACCTAAAGCTTTATTATTAGATTTTCCAACCGGCACATTATCACCTAAATTAGGTACAAGAAAAGTTGATGAACCATCACCTGCACCGTAAGTCGTACCTACGATCGCAAATAAAGCAGAGTAAGTTGATCTTGAAACTGTTTGACCATTACATTCTAAAAAACCTGTTGGCACTGATGCAGAAGACCATGGCACAATAGTTGCTGTAGGAATTCCTTCGATACCTGTAAGGTTTGCTCCTGAAAAATCGTATTTTGTTGCTTCGTAATTTGCCATATTCTATTTCTCCTTGTAAGTCCAACCTGTTGTAGCATCTCCTGAAAATACTAAACAGAAACCAGCACCTTGTGTATTAACTACAAGATCTGCTGCTGCGTTAGCTATATTAGAAGAGTTTCTACCAACAGTCAATGCGTTAGTATTGAAATCATAACCTTGATCGATGAAAGCTACTTCATCACCAGCACTTGGTGATGCTGGTAGTGTAATTGTAACTGCTCCACCATTTGTATTTACTAAAATCTGTGCTCCAGCTTGAACTGTTTCTGCTGCAGAAATTGCTCTCCATGCTTTTAGTTCACCTGCTTTTACAACATTAGTTCCATCAGAATATAAAGTGTAAGTGTGACCTTCACATAAAAGAACACCTGTTCCAGATGTAGTTTTAAAAGTTAAAGTGTTACCCGCATGATTACACGTGTTTTCTACTATGTATGTTTTTTCAACTGAATTTGGAATACTAACTGTTAAGTTAGAAGCTAGAGTACCTGTTAATTTTATAACTTCATTTTTACCATCGGATACCGCACCATTAGTAAATGTTAAAGTTCTACTTGCGTTAGTCACATTAAACGTATCAAAACCACCAATAGCTTGTTCTAAAATTAAAAGGTTAGTGTTTGTAATTTGTCCCCAAGTTCCCGAGTTTTCACCGGTCGCTTGAACTGTAAGTTTTAAACTTGCTGATGTTGAATTAGCCATATTAAATTCCTTATATCGTTTATTTTATAAAAATAAAGAGTTAGTGTCAAACTCTTTATGCAACGACTTCTCTCCAGCCTGGAGGATCTATTGGAGCGGAACCGGTATTTACATCGTTCCAGATAAGAGCATTAGCACTGTTTATGTTCATAGTCAACCCAAATCCATTAAACGTTGCATTAACATCAGTAAACGCTGATACAGAAGCAACTCTTGCTAACATTGCATTTTGGCTCACAACCACAGGAGTATTTAAATCAACTGTTGCAGTTCCTAAATTAACACTCATAGATATACCTGTTACGCTAGAAGAAACATCTCCTTGCATTCCAATAGTACCTAAAGCACCTATCATGAAGTTTCCAGTTATTGCTGCGTCCGGTGCAGGGTCAACAACACCTAAAGTTAATTGTGCTATATTTAAAGTATTAGCAACAATAGTTGCACTTCCTGTAACTTCTGTTGGAGATCCTAAAGCTGCTGTCATTGCAATTCCAGTAACATCTGCTTGTATAGAACTACCTGCTTCTCCCCAGTCATTATCACCCCAACCAAGTCTACCCCAACCCGTTAAGTTAAATGCTTCTACAGAACCAAGTCCCATAGACATAGCATTACCTGTTAACATGGCGTCAGGACCAGCATCAGCTGTTCCTAAACTATTTGTAAGTGCAAGACCTGTTGGTGAAACTAGTGCTAAACCAAAAGCGGTTACACTTCCTAGACCTGTTGTTAATGTTTGATTGTTATTTGTAGAATTTGTTGCGTTTGCATCTGCAGTGGTAGTAACACTTCCTAAACTAAATGTTGCAGAAATTCCTGTAGGAATAAGAGTACCAGAGATGCCCCAACCTTGAAGACCCCATTCTTGCCTTCCCCAACCTAAATTAATTTCTGTTGAGCTTGACTCGTCTCCGAGTGCTGCGGACATACCAAAGCCTGTAGGAATAACCGTCGGATTCGCATTATCGCCCCATTGGTTTTGACTCCAAGAGCCAGTATTCCAAGTTCCTGTTGCCATAGGAGGTTACCTCCTAATTAACCAGAGATTCTTAAAATCGCTGCTGTTGATGTTGGTGCTGGAAACTGAACTGTAAACGTACCTGAAGTAGCTGTTTTATCTCCTCCAAAATCTAAAACACAAACTGCAGAATTAGTAGTAGCAGATGATGTGTTGTAAATTAAAGCTCCTCTAGCTGTCAAAGTAACGTTTTGAAATGACAAGTCAGCAAAATCCGCTCTTGCAACACCAGCTGTTAAAGAAGTTGGGTTGTTAACAAGTGCACCACCGCCAGCTGTATAGTTTGCTGATGTAACTTCGTTAGTAGGTGCAGAAGTTAATAGAGAAGTTGTCGCTGAGTTAAGAGTAGCAGAAGAAGTATAAAGAGCTAACTTATATTTATCACCACCTGAGTTTGAAAAATTAGAATCACCCTCTAGTAATAACTTTTTAAAGTTGTTTGCAATTGCTTGTGTTATAGCCATAGTTTTCTCCTTACTGTTTTCCTATTCGAGGAACACCTGCTTGGTATTCATCTCGTCTTCGTCTTCCCATTTGTTCTATTGAGAATCCTTTGACTGCTTCGACATATTT